CTATTTGGAATGGCTCAGCGCGTTGGAAACCAGCTTTGAGGTGATTCCAACAATCTGGATCATCTTTTCATAAGACATGCGCTTGGGCCCGATCACTCCCAGCGTGCCCACGATCTTGCCATTGATCTGGTAAGGCGTGCTCACCACCGACAGCTCCTGCACCGGCAGTATCTGGCTTTCGCCGCCGATATAGATCTGCACGCCTTCGGCCCGGTTGGAGCTCTCGAGCAGATGCAGAATCTGGGTTTTCTGCTCAAACAGGTCAAACGCGCGACGCAGATTGGTCATGTCGTTGCTGAAATCGCTGACGGCCAGCAGGTTGCGCTCGCCCGCGATGACCAGCTCGTCCTGCGCCTGGTCCTCATCCTCCCCGACATGAACGGCCGCCAGCATCAGTGCGCCGATCTCGTCGCGCAGCTTTTCCACCTCTTTGCGCAACAGCTGGCGCACCTGGTCAATGGCCAGGCCCGCATAGTGTGCATTCAGGTAGTTGGCCGTCTCGATCAACTGGCTTTGCGAGTAATCGGATTCGGTGAAGATGACGCGGTTCTGTACATCGCCATCGGGCGACACCAGAATCACCAGAATGCGCTTTTCCGACAACCGCAGGAATTCGATATGCCGAAAGGATGAGCTTTTGCGCGGCGCCTGCACCACCCCCACAAACTGCGACAGGTCGGAAAGCACTCCCGCAGCGCTCGCAATCACCTTTTGCGGCTGCTCAGGCGCAATCTCCGCCGATACCATTTGGTCCTGCTCGACTGTCAACATCGTGTCGACAAACAAGCGGTATCCTTTGGCAGTAGGCACCCGGCCTGCGGAAGTGTGCGGACTTGCGATCAGGCCCAATCCCTCCAGATCAGCCATCACATTGCGGATGGTGGCGGGAGACAGATCGAGACCCGACGCCTGCGTGAGCGCACGCGACCCCACCGGGTGACCATCCGCTATGTAGCGTTCCACCAGGGTTTTCAGCAGCAATCGGGCGCGATCATCGAGCATGGTGGCATTTTACCTGTGTAATTTAGTCGCCCATCTGCGACAAGGCACACGCATTTGATGGCTGAGATCAGCAATACGCAGAGCGCAAGTGAAACGACGGGGCGCCCAATACTCAATGTCAAATCACTTTATCAACTTATGCTGGATAGCGTAGTGTTTGCCTTTAGCCTCAAGCACGATAAGACTTGAGTCACCAGGGTGCCTGCGGATAAGCCCTAGACCAATTGCCTCCTCTAAATAGATATCAAGCATGATCCGCGACATTTGAGATCGCGCAACAAGAGAAGCATATCTAATCACTGAAACTGCACTGGATTCAAATATGGCAACAATTATTTGCATCACATGTGATACGCCATCACCAGTTTTCTCAGCAGGGGTATCTGCCACAGATACGAAAGGGTTGTTGGATACAGGAGGTGCCACGTAAAGCGGAGCTCCATGAATAGATCGCACTAGATTATCAAAAGCGAGTTCCATCTGATCCTCCAGAGAGAAATCCAAGTACAACTTTGTTTGTAGAAAAGTAGGCACAGCGCGAGTGCCTGACTGACGGATCACCGGGATGACCTTATTCGAGTCGATGCCTTTTAGAAGATCTGCAGTGACAATCATCTTCTCGTAGCCAACCCCACCAGCTCCAGAGTTAGCTTTTTGGACGTAGCTTTCGGTGCAGATCATGAGTACGCGGTCTGCGATAGCAAGATTTTTTTCCATGAAATGCGGCAAATCATCGCCAGGCCCGAGCGACCACTGGTCGATGATCGACTCCACACCATTGCTACGCAAACGGGTTGCGAGGTCAAGCACCCATTTTTTATGGTCTAGCGAATCGTGTGAATATGAAAGAAATACTTTAGGAATCTTCTTAATAGTCAATTTCTTACTCCAATTCTTAAGGGCAATTTTTCCATTTTAAAAATATCCTATATCAAGCACCTTGCCCGCAACAAGTGTAACTGAAGAAACTGGACATCTGCCCGATTGGCTACTTAATGCGCCAATCTCAAAGACAACTGAGAATCGGTACAAGTCAAGCATGGAAAAATCAACCTTTAGGCTTAGCTCCCCACCTACCTCGCCCTTCATACCGATGGATATGATCACGAAGGCATCCCACTGTGATTCCTAGCATCTCAGCCAACGTTTTTTGCATATACCAACCCGAGCGCCATGCATCTACTGCTTGCACCACCTCTTCATCGGTAAGCGCTCGTTTCACACCCCAGGTCTTTCCCGCAGCCCTCGCAGCACGCTGACCGGCTAGGCAGCGCTCCCTGATCACTTCCCTCTCGAATTCCGCGAATGCTGTGAGCATGTGCAGGAACATGCGGCCATGCGGAGATTCCGTGTCTATTGACTCCGTGAGCGACCGAAAGCCAATCCCTCTCTGTTGGAATTGTTCGAACAGCTTTGCGAAGTGCAGCACAGACCGTGCAAGACGGTCGAGCTTGTAGACCACCAGCACATCACCTCTTTTCATACGCTTCAGAAGCTGCTCCAACTCGGGGCGATCTTTAATCGCGGAGCGCCTTTCTTCCACCACCAGGGCGACACCTGCTCTTTTAAAGGCTTCCAGCTGGACAGCCGTGTTTTGCTCACTTGTAGAGACCCTTGCATGCCCGTAAATCGCCATAGTCAAATTCAGATACCGCAAACACACAAACGGTCAAAAGCCGCGATGCTTCCCCGCAAGCGGGGCCCCTTCACGGCTCTCGCCCTACCTATGGATAATGTGATGAAAATAGAACAACCGAATACACATGAGAACATTAGTACACATCTTTATCGCTTTAGCGGCATGTGCAGCGTCGCCAGTGCAAGCACAAGAGGTCTACCGGTGCGGCAATACCTATTCACACGAGCCATGCAAGGGTGCGAAGGTTGTAGACACGGCACCAGCAATTACCGATCCGCAAGGCCCCAAAACAAAACTGATCTACCTATGCAAACGCCCTGATAAGAGCGAGTTATGGTGGATTCACGAAGAGTGCTCACGCCGAAATTGGACAGTGGTAGAAAGCGTGCGTGTACCAGCGGATATTTCCTGGGATGAGCAGGTAGAAGCTGCGAGGCAAAAGAGAGCAGGAAGAACGACTCGATCCACCTTCACTCCCAACTACAGCAGCAACGCCTCAAACAATGACAACAGCTTCGAATGCGAAAACCTCAACAGACGGGTTGAAGAGCTAGACAGTATGGGAAGAGCTGGAGGCACAGTCAGGCGCATGGAGTGGATTCGAGCAGAGCGGCAGCGGGCAAGAGATAAGCAGTTTCAGCTAAGGTGCTAGCTCCCGACCTTGAAATATCGGCACGAGATAAAGCCTGCGCTGACATGGGGTTTGTCACCCCATACCCCGACCCCACCACTGCGCCACAGGGGCTTCGTTCTCGGGGCCCGGTTTGTCTCTTAGAGCGGGGGCACTTCAACGCTTGAGGGTGGATACGACGCCTGCATTTCGTGCCTGTATGCGCTCCTCCCAGCCCAGCGCCTCGGGCGTGGCCGCATAGCGTGGGCCAGCGTCGTTTCGGTCAGAACGACGGCCCGAGGACGTATCAATCACGATGGGCTTATTTTCAGTTCCGGCCATGTAGGGCGCATCGCAGGTAACGGGCCTGATCACATCCTTGTATTGCACGAAGGCCATGCAGGTTCCAGACACCTTGATGCTGTAGCCAGCGTGTCGCAGATCGTCGCTGGTGAGGTCAAACAGCCTGCGCCCTTCCGATGACACCACGAAGGCCCAGATGCTGCGCCCTTGCTTGCTCATTTCGCCCGTCAAATGCAGCGTTTTACCGAACAGCGGGTCAAGCGTTGGCTGCTTTGGTTCTGGCTTTGGCTCTTGCTTTGCGGACGGCTGCGCCTGGTGCTTTTCTGCGGCCGGCGCGGCTGGAGCTGTTGGCGCGTAGACGACCTGCTGCGATTGCGTCGCAGGCTTTTGCGCGCGGGCTTCGACGGTCTTGGTACCCCACACCGTGCGCCCAGGCTGGGGCCAGAAGGCCCAGACCATCACCAGCACGCTCAGAATCACCCAAACCCATTTGAAGCGGTTGAAGTAGACGATCATGGGCTTAACGTCCTGGACGCCTGCCTCTGCGCTACCGCTGCTTTGCGTATTGCTTCTGTAGAGCGCGAAGTATTCCGGCTTGTATTTGCGCTCATTAGTCTGGATGACAGCGCCACGATAGCCCGCATGCACCTTGCGTATGTAGTGGTCGGCCTTGCCCAGAATATCGGCCTTGCGCACCTTGATCATGGTGGCGATGAGCTGGGCGATCGGCTGGTTGATGTCGCGGAAGCTTTGCGTCATCAAGAGCACATCAGCATTGAAGTGCCGGTGCAGCTTGAACCACTGGACGATGTTGTCAGGCGTTCCAACTTTGGGGAACGACACGTGGCATTCGTCAATGACGTAGAGCGGGCCTTGGTTCTTCGGGCCGCGCCACGTGGTGTAGAAGTCCCAAACGGTGCCAAACGTGAAGACGCTTTCCGGGGGATCAACCGGCTCTTTGTCCGTCCACAGCTGGAACGCTGGACGCTCTGCAATGTCGGTCGCATCCCATACGCCAAGCTGCTTTGCAGGCCGCGTGCGCAGTTCAATCAGTTCACGGTATGCCGGGTCAATGGCCGCGAATGCATCGACGTTCAGGGGCAGATTGGTGATGACCAAGCGGCCTTGTTTCAGCGCTTCCAGCACGTGGTACACGACGCCCTCATAGCTCTTGCCTGATCCTGGGATTCCTTCGAGACCGTTGATCATTTTTTCTCTTTCAATGGCCAGGATGAATCACGCGATCGCAGAGCTTCAGATATCAGCATGCGCAGTGTGGCTTCGATAGATCGTCGGTCGCCCCACGCGATATCTGCCACACGTTTTTTCACAACAGGAGTAAGGCCAACAGATGGCCGATATGGGAACTTGCGTCTCATGAGCCAAGCCTTGTGAATGGAATGATCTGCAGCAACAGGCGTATACCAATGGCCGCGATGACAATCTGCGAGGCAGTGCCCAGGCCCGCCAGTTGCATGATGTTGACGATCTCGCCGGGCATATCGCCAATGTTGTTTGCGAAGCTGTCCAGGCCCGAAACATCCAGCGAATTCGCCGCAGCAATTGCGATGCCTAGGAGGCCGTCGAGCAGCCAGCAGAACACGTCATTGAGCATGTTCCATGCCGCCTCAAAAATGGCAACAAACAAGTCACTGAACCACTTGAGAATTTTTTCAATGTATTTGATCAAGGCATCCATGGTCAGCCTCCAAAGACGAGTTTGCGCGCCAGAGCCAAGGCGCAGATGATCGTGAAGGCCTTGAGCGCCATCCACACGCGCGGATCAATTTCTATGGTGTAGCTGCCATAGTTGAATTTGCCGCCCAGGCTCAGATCAATCGTCCATGTGGGGATCGTGCCGCCGTCGCCGTAGTTCGGAAACAGCTTGTTTGCGAGGCCGAAGATGGGCGAGCTTTTGAGCTGGGCAGACTTCTCATTCCAGACGCCTTGCAAGCCATCCTCATACTTCTTTTTGTACAGTTCTGGCATGCCAGGGACAGAGCCCTCAGCACCGCCTTCTTCGCAGTCACTCCCCTTGCAATCACCCTTACCACCACCTGTGCCGCCGCCAGTACCGCCACCTGTACCACCACCATCGCCACCGCCGCCATCACCACCACCCGTATTGGTGCCACCACCTGTGCCAGTGCCACCACCTGTGCCAGTGCCACCACCTGTGCCAGTGCCGCCACCCGTGCCAGTGCCGCCACCTGTGCCGGTGCCACCACCTGTGCCAGTACCACCACCTGTGCCAGCACCACCACCTGTGCCAGTTCCGCCACCTGTGCCTGTGCCCTCGCCACCACCAGTGCCACCGCCTGTGCCACCAGTCCCACCGCCGGTACCGCCACCCGTGCCGCCGCCCGTGCCTCCTGTGCCGCCCCCGGTACCACCGCCTGTGCCCCCTGTGCCGCCTCCGGTGCCTCCGCCAGTGCCACCTGTACCACCACCAGTGCCCCCCCCGTTCCGCCGCCTTCACCACCACCGGTTCCGCCGCCTGTACCGCCGCCCCCTGATCCTTCACCACCACCAGGAGGAACAGTGCACGTGTCACCCGTGCTGGTGAAGTCGCCGCTCCAAAACCACTTCCCATCCCGCTGGAAAGAAACAACAATCCCAGAGTCGTATTTGCAGCCAGACACACACATGCTGTCAGGGGCCGTGCCCGGCCTGTCTTCATTGAAGTAAATCTTTTTCCCCGCCTCACATTTTTCCGGAGGCTTCGGGACGCACTGCCCCTCTTTTTCTATGAAGCCCACATCGCAGGCGCATGCAGTAGGAGGGTTTGAGCCTGTAGAAGAATGCGTGTTGACAGGGCAGTACGCACCACCACCAGAGATGGGGGTAACCACATAGATGTTCACGCCATCACCGGCCGTACAGCTACCGTAAGTAGACCTTGCAGGGTCGTATCCCATATCGGCCCGATTTTTGTTTCCAGACCAACCGACAGCCTCAGAGCTTTTGGAATACCAGGGGCCACAGGCAGCAGAGGGAGATCCAAAAGGCCCCAATTGCGCGCCACCTTGCGCAGGGGTTATGAAGTATTGACGAGCGGTTGGCACATCGGCGCGAGATGCAAACGAAGCCAGCGCCAGTAACAGAAGGATGAGGCAACGATAGAGCCGCATAGCTACCCCTTAGCTAGCATGAAGAAACAGTACGCCCCCATTGCGCCAATCAACGCAAACAGGGCATGGATTGACACAATGAGGGCGACTAAGAGCATGGCTGCGCCTTAGATCTTGGCGATGATGCGCTTGACGATGGACGGGCCCTTGATCACCAGAGCAATGCTCACAATGACCACGGCCAGGGCCGTGACCTTGGTGGCAATACCAGAGATATCGACTTCTGCGAACAGATCGTCAATGCCTGCAGCATGCGATTGCACAGCCATCAGAGCGGCACCAGTTGCCACACCAACGCGGGCCATGTTTTGTGCAGCCAGAACGCGCAGGGTTTGCAGTTTTTGCTTCATAAAAATTCTCCTATCACAGTTACTTGAAAAGGTGCGAAATTGCACCGGAGAGGCGCACAGCCTCTGCGCTGAAATCTCATATGCCGCGTATCTGCCGAACGATGGAGCCAGTCACCCAGCCTAGGATTGCGAAGCAGAAGACAAGGCCAAAGCCGAGCGTTACTGACGTTGCCAGGGTGGCCGGTGTGATACCGATCTGCGCAAAGTCATCGACACCGATTTCTGAGACCTGCAGCTGGTTTGCGGGACTGCAGGGCACTTCGTCGGCTCTGCAGATGAAGTAGGTAGCCATTAATCGCCAAAGTCCCATGCACCGCATTGCGGGCACTGCACAGCACCTGCGGCATCGGCATCGCTGCCTGCTTCGCCGTATTCGGGCTCACCCGTGTAGCCGCATTCGGCGCATTCGAAATCGTCTTCCATATGAACCCCTTTAAAACGGCCAGAAAGAGCCGCCAATGTCTAAGAACACGCCGATCACTGCACCTACAGCAATGGCTAGATAAACGAGAAGGGCAGCGGCGAAAACGCCCCCAAAATCCTCATGCCTCACCGAAAAATGCCCTTTCCGCCGGACGCTGCCGAGCAGCTTCAATGCGCATACGCCTGCCCAGCAAGGCACCAAGGAAGGCAATTGCACCGACCAAGGCGCGCACAAAGAGAAAGCCCGCTACACCGCACAAAAAGGACATGAAGACCATCAGTGCAACGAAGTGCTGCAACTGCTCATAGGTAACTTGAACGGCCATACCTCAACCTCCAAAAATGAATTAGTGCAACCACTCAAAAGGCCCACCAGCTTCTATGAGCCGGGGGTTCTCAAAGACACGCACAAAGCGTGAAAAACCCCCGCCTGTTGGCTTGAATTCAGACCTGAGAATCTCGCCTGTTGAAGGGCTGAAATAGCCGCCGCCCTCCTTGCGCTTCCAGTCGCCCCAGATGTCAGAATTCGCCTGCACATACGCAGGCCACAGAACCCAGCGGCGCACACCGCGACCAGCTTCATCGAGACCACCCACACCAGATATCCGGGCACCATGCGGGAACCTCCCTTCGCTATTGCCTTTGGAGGCGTATTTCATGAGGTAGGCCACGGGCGCATAGGCCAGGACCCGGTTTGACATGCCATGGCCCCACATGGGTGCCATCCAGACACCTTTGCTGCGCCATGGCTGATCGGGCTTTGGCGGGGTCAATCCGGCGTCAAGCCACACAACACAGTGGTAGTGGATGACGCCGCGTTTTTGCAGCTCAGCGACCCACACATAGCGCATCTTCTTGCTGCCGGTGCGGCTGTAGTGCCACTTGCGCAGGGCGTCAAGAAAACGGCTGATGTGGTGCGGCTTCCAGTCGCGGTTAGTGCCGCGATAGGTGAGCGTGAGCATGAAGACGTTTTGCTTTTTGGAGCCCAGGTTGTGAAGCGCTTTCGCGCTGATCCCGACGCTCTTGCGCATGCGCGTCAGTCGCGCTTTCTCCCTATCAATTTCAATGGTGTTTTCAGAGAAGAATTATTCTCTGCAACTTGTTGATAGTGAGACAAGCCCGCTCGCTTCGCTCGCTGCCAGCGCCATCTTTTGAGCGCGCTTGTCCAAATAGCCAGATGCAAGGCCGCGCACGTATTCACGCGCACGGGCTTGAATCTCTGCCACTTCCGCAGGTACCTTGTTGGCGTTGTAGTACTCGCCGTTTTTCCAGGCTTCTTCGCTGAAGTGGAATTGGCGCGAGACGTCGAGAAGCGCAGCCATCAATGCACCTCTTGACGATATGCAGCACGCGCAGACGCATCACTTTCGTAGCGACGGCCTGCAGCCTGCTCTTTGGATTTCCACGCGAGAAAAGCCCAATCCCGAAAGCCGTCTTCAATGATGGAGATGGCTTCCAGACGGAGCTTTTCAGCGATGAGGAACTCTTGCCGATCTGCCCATGCAGAGCGCTGCATCAGCAGGCCATCGCGGGCATTGGCAAGGCGCATGAAGCACTCGGACGGCATGACCATCAGAACGCCTCACCAGCGACCGGTACACCGCCTGCGATGTACTGGGTATCACCAAGCCACACACCACCATCGTTTTTGATGGTGATGTGCAGTTCATCGGCAGGCGCGGGATTGCCAGCGTTGAACTCATTGATGAGCGCCAGGGCGGCAGCTTCAATGAGCGCAACACGGGCCGCGTGCAGCGGCTCGAACATGGCTTAGCCCTGCGCCTTGGGTTCTGCTTTCAGGGGGGTGAGGCGTGGCGAGATTTGCAGATCACCGTTGCGGCCCACGTAGATGGATTGGGGCGCAAGGACGTATTCACCCATGGGATAGAAGAGCGCCGCGCCCTGGTCGTTCTTCGGAAGGATGATCTCTACCTTTTCTGGATAGGGATTGGGCTGGCCGTTGCGGTCAACCGTATGCATCCACACGGTTTGAAAATCCAGGCTGTATTGCTTGCCGCTGCCCTTGGCAACGCCGCTTTGGTTGCGGACTTCGGTCGACTTCACCGATACACGAATCATGGTTAGCTCCTATACGCAATCACATTGATTGCATACAAGAGGCTAAACTGCACCCATGTTGATTGCAACATGCACTCAAATTGATTGCAATTTCGCTACGGAGAAAGGAGCCGCTATGCAAACCACAATGAATCTGCTAGATCGCGCACTTGAGTTCAAATCTGTACAGGAATGGCACACAAAACTGGGCTTGAATCGCAATGCATTTCACACAGCAAGAATGCGCGAACATCTAAGCCCAGCAATAGCTGGGGCGCTAGCCGATGAGATCGGAGAGGATGCAAAAAAGTGGATCGTGATCGCTGCTCTGGAATCAGAGCGCGCAAGCGCATGCAAGGAAAAAATGCTCAAAAAGTTTGGGCAGCTTGCATCGCTTTAA